ACGCAACTAAAGCTGCCGTTGAAGAAGGAATTATTCCAGGAGGCGGTGTTGCTCTACGTAGATTTGAAGGGAATACAAGTATAGATTATGAAAACGAAGATCAAAAGATTGGAGGTGATATCATAATTAATGCATGTAATGCTCCATTCAATACTATCATGAAAAACGCAGGATTGAATGCAGAAGTAATTTATAGTAAACTAAATGGTTCTGATGGTTACTGTGCGAGGACAGAAAAGGTCGTTAATATGATTGAAGCAGGAATTATTGATCCAGTTAAAGTAACAAGAATAGCTTTAGAAAAAGCATCATCTGTTGCCGGTACAATGTTAACCACCGAATGTGTAATGATTGATATCAAAGAAGATAAACCAGCTCCTCAACTCGATCCATCAATGATGGGAATGTAATTAGGATTTACGAGAAAAAATTGTTATATTCATAATATGAAAAAGGCAGCTACTATATTTGATCATTTAGCTAATATTACATTTAAAAAGGTCGATTGGAATACATTGTCTGAATTAGATCAGAAATCATTTTCTCCATACTTAATAAATAGATGGTTATCAATGAATCCGGATCTGATTGAAATCGTGGATATGTTCCAACAATATACAATTGGTCCATTAAGTAAAAAACATGTCTATCAATTATATTATGATGTATTACCAAAACAAAAAATGTATACTAAATATATAAAAGGAAAGAAAGCAAAAGAATATAACAAAGATTTGTTATCAATGCTAACTCAACATTATCAGATATCAAAACGAGATGCTAAAACATATATTGATTTTTGGAAAGATAATGGTGTAGATGATCTGAAAAATCTGTTAAAGGATTATGGTAAAACAGAAAAGGAGATAAAGCAATGGCTAAAGTAATTAGAGATAGAAAAAGTAAAGTAGAGTTTACAGAAACTGAAAAAGTATATCACCCAGATCATTACGGTGGTAAAGATAATCCATATGAAGCTATCAAAGTAATTGAAGCATGGAATTTAGATTTCAACTTAGGCAATGTTGTTAAATATGTATCGCGTGCAGGTAAGAAAGAACCAGATGCTGAATTGCAAGATTTAGAAAAGGCAATGTGGTATTTGCAAAGATCGATTGATAAATTAACCCAGTAATAATTTGGTTTATTGAGAATAATTTATTATATTTAAGTATGCATAAGTTAGTAAAATTCAATATCAGAGAACCGCAGAAAGGCGATCGTAAAATATCATATTCTCAATTTGCTATGTATAGTAAATGTCCTAAGCAATGGGAATTAGCATATATACGTGGTTTGAGACAATTCAGTCAAAGTATTCATACTTTATTTGGTACATCCTTTCATGAAACATTACAACATTATTTAACGGTAATGTATGAACAAACAGCTAAAGCAGCAGATGAATTAGATCTGAATGCTATGTTGCAAGAACGTATGAGACATCATTATCAACATGCGGTAAAAGAAATGGATGATCATTTTTCTACTAAGTTTGAATTAGCTGAATTTTATCAAGATGGTGTTACTATTTTAGATTATATCAAGAGACATCGTAGTAAGTATTTTTCGGCTAAGAATGAAGAGCTGGTTGGTATTGAGTTACCAATATATTATCCTGCTAATGAAGCTAAAGGTATTTTCATGTTAGGATATATAGATGTTATTATCAGAGATAAACGTACAGATGAAATAACTATCATTGATATAAAAACTAGTACAATGGGTTGGAATAAATATCAGAAAGCTGATTCATTGAAATCATCTCAATTAGTTTTATATAAAGAATATTTTGCTAAACAATTTGGGTTTAATGTAGAAAAGATAAAGATCAAATATATGATAGTTAAGCGAAAGCTTATCGAAGGTGCTATGTTTCCTCAGAAACGAGTGCAAGAACATATGCCAGCCAGTGGTAAGCCAACTCGTAATAAACTTAATAGATCAATAGAGGCATGGTTAGATACATGTTTTGATTCAGAAGGTAATTATATATCTGAAAAAGATTATGTCGCATCCGCTGGCAAGAACAAGAAGAATTGCAAGTATTGTGATTTTAAAGATCGTGATGATCTATGTCCAATAGCTGAAAGGATAAAAGAATGAAAGTAGCAATCATAGGTTCTCGACAATATGAGAACGTACGTAAGATAAAAAATCTGCTAACAGATTTAAGAAGAAAATTTGGAGATGAATTGGTTATTATTAGCGGAGGTGCTAAAGACGGAGCAGATAAATATGTAAAAAAATATGCAATAGAATTTGAAATTGCATATAAAGAATATAATCCAGCTCATACACCAAAGAATTTATATAGTGCAATGTCTGAACATTATTATGATAAGCCATATCATGTATCTCAATTTCATCATAGAAATAATTTGATTGCAAAAAATTGTGATTGTATGATTGCATTGGTTCCAAATGGCGCGACAGCTAATGGTTCAGAAAGTGCAATAAAATCTGCTCAAAAACATGAAAAAAAGGTAGTTATCCTATCTTAAACAATATTTATATAAAAGTTACAAGGAGTTATAATGCAGAAAATTGAGTTACCAAAACTTAGAAAAATAGATCCCAACAAACCAAAAAAGAAAAAGATATTACTTTTATCAGATGACCTACGTATGCATTCTGGTATAGCAACAATGTCTAAAGAATTTGTAATGGGTACAGTCGATAAATATGACTGGGTGCAATTAGGAGCAGCTGTTAAACATCCAGATGAAGGAAAGGTATTTGATCTATCAGCCGATGTGATAAAAGAAACAAATGTAGCTGACGCATCTCTAAAGATATACGCCTGTTCAGGATATGGCAATCCTCAGATACTTCAACAAATAATGAATATAGAAAAGCCAGATGCAATTCTTCATTTTACAGATCCTAGATTTTGGGGATGGTTATATCAGATAGAACATTCTATTAGGCAATTTATTCCATTAATGTATTATAATATTTGGGATGATCTTCCTTATCCACATTGGAATGAAAGTGCTTATGAGTCATGTGATCTGATAATGAATATTTCAAGACAAACTCAAAATATTGTAAAAAATGTTTTACAAAAACATCCTAAACCAGATTGGGCAGTACAATGGGTACCTCATGGCGTTAATTCTAAAAAGTTTTTTCCTATAACAGAATTATCACCTACATGGGATGAATATCAAAGTTTTCTGAAAAATTTCCGATCTAATCATGATTTTGATTTTATATTCTTTTGGAATAATAGAAACATTAGAAGAAAACAGCCAGGTGATTTGATATTAGCGTTTAAACAATTTTGTGATAAGTTACCTTCAGAAAAAGCTAAACGATGTGCATTATTTATGCATACTCAAATATCAGATGCAAATGGAACTGATTTAATGGCAGTTAAATTAGCCGTAGCTCCTGATTGTAATGTTATATTTAGTGATCAGCCAGTTGACGTCAAAGTATTAAATTTTTATTATAACATGTGTGATGTAACTGTTAATGTCGCATCTAATGAAGGATTTGGTATATCCTGGTGTGAATCATTACATGCTGGTACACCTATTATAAACAATGTTACTGGTGGTTTACAAGATGCTTGTAGATTTGAAGATGATAATAAATGGATTGAATTTGATACTGATTTTCCTACAAACCATGCAGGCACGTATAGAAAACATGGTAAATGGGCTATGCCAATATATCCATCAAATAGATCATTACAAGGTTCGCCACAAACTCCTTATATATTTGATGATAGATGTGCGTCTGATGATATTGCAATTGCAATGTATTATTGGTATACGCAATCAAAAGAAAAACGTGAACAATGCGGAATGGCAGGCCATGATTGGGTAAATGGAACTGAGTCTAATATGT